GGCACTGGAGGCGAGAACTGGAGCGGATGCGCGCCGCACCCGAATGCCCGCACGGCTCTGATGAGGCGTGCAAGCTGTGCTATCTGGAGCAACAGGCAACGCCACAGCAAGACCCAGAGCTATCCGCCGCCCTCGGCTACCCCGGAGGCATCAGCGATCCAGTGCTGAACCGCGTGGAACTGCTGCGCATGGTTGCGGAGATGCGATTGGCGCAACTTGCCGCGCCTCAATAACTCCAAATCGTCGGCGTCTCCCGCAGATCGACGTGCAGGAACCGCCCGCTCCCCTTCTGCTGGACACCGACCCCACGGAACCCGGCATCCAGCGCTAGGCGCAACAGCGCCACGGCCTCTGAGCCGCTGATGCCGATGTCCGCCGCCAAACCGGTGCTGTGCATCCCAGGATGCACCTTGGCGGCCTCTACAGGGTGCTGTGGGCAGCGATAGCCGCTGGTGATGTGCATGGGCTTGCCGTAGGCGCTGCGAAGCGCCTGGAGGCGTTCTAGGAACTCCGGGCGCATCTCGTTCCTACCGCAGCCGCAGCGGCAGGTGAACTCCTCGCGGGTGAAATTGGGGTAATTAGACCATTGAATGGTCATGTCGCCTCCATTCATTTCTTGCAAGCGCGTTGACGTAAGCAACATGCACTCCAAAACGCTTGGCAATCTCTGCTCGGCGCTCTTTTGCGGAAACAGCGGCTCTAATGTCTAATACATCTTTTGACGACAGCTTAGCGTTGGGACATTTTTCTCCAGCAAGAAAAGTTCCGTGCGTTAGCCTATCTTTGGAATTTTCTGCGCGAGTTGCCCACCGTAAATTTGATGAAGTGTTGTTAGTTCGAACACCATCATTGTGAGCAACCTCGTGCAAATCAGTTGGCGGCTCACCATGAAACGCCATGCACACCAATCTGTGAACAGCAAATGTTTTTGCAATTCCTTTTGCGCAAAGGCTTACATAACAATACCCGGTGCGCTTGTTAATTTTTTGTTTAATGGCGCCAGTTTTTGTTCCTTGTGAAGGCAAAACCCTGGCAATTTCTCCAAAGTTGCTAACCAAATATGCCCGAGAAAATTCGGGCACTGGCACGGGCATCCATTCAGCGTCCATCACTGCCGCCGCTTGTCCCACACGCTCCACGTCACGCCAGCCGCAGCGGAAGCGCCGCTGATGATGGCGTCCATCGTGCCGCCGTCAATGCCCCACTTGACGGCAAAGCCGCCAGCCAGAGCCGTCAGGATGTGGCGCACAAGCGCCTGAATGATCGTTGCGTTCATAGTTTCTCCGGTTCACGAAAAGCGCCAATCGGCACCGTGGAATAGTCCCCGTCCAACCAAGCAATGCTCACCTGATCCGGTGGCCGCACCAGCCAGCACCCACTGATGGTGCGTTTGCCGTCAGTGATCACCGCCCACAGCGCACGCTCTTGACACGGGCCTGCGACGTTGTGCAGTTCCAGACGGATGTTCTGGTGCGTGGCGATGGCCACGACGTTAGCGTTCGCGGCACCGGCCGCGAGGAGTAGAGCCAGTGCCGCGTGTTTCATTCCCCGTCCCTGCCAAAGAAGTGCAACCGTCCCCAGCGATACAGCAGAAAGCCGATCTGGAGAACGAGGTAGAGCAGTGTCGCCCAGAGGATCATGTCGTTGACCTGCATACCGGCGATTGTGGCACCCGCTACCGTCACAGGGGGAGCCGCCTTTGTGACTTCTGTCACGATGTCCGACTTTTGCTCTAAGGTGAGGTTCATGGCGCGGTCAGGGCGTTGATGGGTTCGGGGGCGAGGGCGTTTTCTGCCTTGCGAGACAGTTCGCCGATTGTCGGGGCAACTGCCGCGCGCGCCGCAGGAATGACTGCTTGGCCGACGCCAGACGTGGAAATGTCAGTGACAAGGCGCAGCAGCTTCTGGCGCTCTTTTACCGGTAAGCCATCCAGCAAGTCAATCATTCCCTGATTAGACTCGGCCGCTTTGCGGATCATGTCAATGGTCTTCTTGTCAACGCGCTTTTCGACGTCGGCAAGCCGCATATTCGCAGCCGTGATCGTTGGGCTGAACCAGTTGGGAAGCCGCAACTTTGCGCGATTGGCTTCTAGGATTTGCGCCAGCTCGCCCCTGCCGCCTGCAGCCTTTTCTGCCGCCAGTTTGTCCGCCTCAACGATGCGCGCAACCTTGTCCAGCGTCGGCATCTCTGCGGTCATCTCTTTGAAGATGCTGTAGCGGCCAGGCCCGAAGATCGCCTCCACCGCATCAGGGTTGTCGCCGCGCACCAGCCTGACGTAATCCTGCGGGTTCCCCTTGAACATGTCCAACGCCTGCGCGGCCATTTGCTTGCGCGCAATAACGTCCATGCCCTTGCTGTAAGTGTCAAGATATTGACGCCACCCAGTGCCGCCCGCCTGCTCAATCGCGTTGTCAATAAGCGGGCGGAACTTATCCACAACTGCCGCAGTGACCTTTGCTGCCGCCTTTGGATCGTCCTGCTTCAAGACGTCCCGCACGCGCTGCGCCACGCCCTCCTTGCGCAGCGTGTATAGGTCGTGCGCGTCAATGACACCGCCGTTGCGTTCCGCAAGCGTAAGCAAGTCGTCTTTCAGCAGCGACATGACTCGCGTCACATCAGCGCTGGCGCGAATGCCTGGCGTGTTCAGCGTTGTATCAATTCGCTGCACCACAGGATTGATGTCCAGCGGACGCAGCCCGTATGCCTCTAGGCTACCAATCTGCCGGTCGATAAAATCCCGCTCCGCTCGACGCTGGCGGGAGATGTCTGCAAAAAGATTGGACGCCTCCTGCTGTTGGGCTCCAGCCGCCGCTTGCACGCGGGCTGTTTGCCGGGCGCTGACGGACGGAATCTGCCCCGGCACAACACGCTGCAATTGCTGAACGGCAGACTCCGTGCGTTGCGCGGCTTCGGTGCCCGTTCTGCCAGCCTCTTGCAGCGCCGACACCATTGACGTTTGCTTTTGCTGCCGGCGCGGCACCAGTGCATTCATCACTCGCTGGGCTTCGTTGGCTGCAGCAAGTTCCGTTTCACGCATCGGCGACGTGATGGCGTTCAACTGTTGCTTGCCGGCTTCCGCAGTTTCGCGTGCCGCAGTCGCTGACAGGCCGCCCGCTAGACCGGCTAGCTGCGATTGCGACAACGCCTGCTGCCGTCGAGCTACGTCGGCAGCAAAGTCTGTGGGCTCAAAGGCCAGCAGCGCCTGCCACGCCTGCCGAGGCGACTTTGCCGTTGCTTGGGCCGGCGTCATGCCGGGTTCTGCGCCTTGTAGCGCGGCGCGAATGTTTTTCGCTTCCGGCCCTGCCGCCTGCCGAGCAATGTTGACGGCTTTGTTCTGCGGGATTGACCGAAAATAATCCAAACCACGCGCGCCAGCACGAATAGCAGACGCGGCACCTCGTCCAATCAGTTCGCCGGCAACCGCTTCCTGTACCGCGCCCTGCACGTCAGGTTGCTGACCTTGCAATAATTCCGCTCCAGTGCGCGCCCCAGTGAAACCGGCAATACCGCCGGCAACGCCGCCTATAGCTGCGGGCACGGGGCCAGCGGGGGCCATCGCAGCGGCTCCGCGAACGGCGCCTCCTGCAGTTGCAAGCATTTCTGCGGATGGTTGGAAGTTTGCCACGCGGGCCATTTGGCCTACGTTTCGTTTCATTCCTTCCAAAACCCTGCGGCCAACAGGAATCTCGGCCGCAGGCGGCGCTTGATACGGTCCGGCGCCAGGAATTTGCCCCGGGGGCGTTGACGGCTGTGCCTGCTGCGGCATGCCGATTTGGCGCGCGTAGGCTGCCAAATCAGAATCTGACAGCGAACGCTCGGACTCAATGTCGTAAGTTTTGCCGCCAATCTCAAGCGTGTACTTAGGCATTACGGCCTCTCAGTCACAAAGACGCCGGGGGCAATCTCGCGGCGCACGCCACCAGTGCGGGCGGGCGCGGGCGCAGGAGCGGGCGCAGGCACAGAACCCCTATTGGCCTGTGACTGCATGACCGGGCTTTCAAGAAGCAGATTTAGCTGCGAATCAAGCTCCGGCGTCCAAGCGTTGCCTGCGCGAATTTTGGCATCCCGCACCATGTCGGTAAGACGCTGCCGCTTAATGGCTCGCGTCTCAGCACTATCTGACCATGAGGCCAGATACGCACTTTTCTGCTGCTGCAACTGCTCTTTGTTGTACGCTGCGCCGGTGGCCAAATACAACAAAGCATCCAAAATGTCGTCTTGAGCGGATGCGACAATTTGCCGGTCAGTATTTCTAACAAGGTTCGTTGCCGCGCTCAATACTGGAATGTTTTGGATTGACGCTTCCAGAGCGCTGGGAGCCTCTGCCGAAGGGTTTCGTTGAAGCGCAGCAGCTATTTCGCGCGACCTTCTCAAAAGACGCGCAGTATTAGTTGCTGCTTGTTCTTCTGATTGCGTGGTGTCCACAGGCTTTGGCGCCGCAGAAGCCGGAGTCATGCCAATGGCTTGTTGTCTTGGCACATAAGTCGTTTGTCCAGTTTTTTCATTGTAAACTGCGACCGGCATTTCAACTGTTACGCCAGATGACGGGGCGTTAAGCTTGTCAATTCGCGCTTGCACCAACGCACGATCAGGACTGCCGGCAGGCAAAGCATCGCGTGCGCGCATCAGTTGCACAATTTCGGGGCCTTGCGCTTCTGCGCGCCCAGCGCCCTTCATTGCTGAATAACCTTCCGGCGTTTGCTGAAAACCAAATGCGCGAGCGGTTTCAACTTCAGCCGGCGTTGTTGGCAACGTTTGCCGCAACTGCTCCCCAGCGCGAGCGGCAGCGCCGCCAGCGCGAAGCATGTTCTGCACACTCTCCCGCGTCACAGGTTGGCCACGAAACGGCGCCAGCGACTGCTCTGCCGCCTGTTCCTCCATAAGGCTTTGGCTTATTTTGGCGCCCAGTTCCATCAAACGCGTGTCGCCAGACCCAATCAGAGCCTGCGCGTACATGCCAAGATCGCCAGACTTGCCGGCCGCCATCAAGTCTTGGCGCATCTTCTGCAGTGCCTGCCGCTGCGCCATCTTTTCCTGCGACTCCATCGCCTGCGTGCGCATCTGCTGCATCGCATTCAGCGTCGGCTGGATCTTGGCGAACGACTCGAACTGCGACTCCGGCTGATACCGGATCTGCGGGATGTTCGCTGCCTGCAGCGGGATGTTCGGATTGATCGGCATGTCAGACCCCCATGCGGCCGTAGATGTCGCGGAACAGCTGGTTCTGCTGCTGCTGGTTTTGGTAGTTCTGATAGGCGCCCACAGCGCCACCGATGCCACCCATGTAACCGCTGGTGCGGCCAATGCGCCCTGCCGCCAGTGCGTTTGCGCCTTGAGACATCGTTTCCCCTGCCGTCTGGCCAAACTGCTGGGCCGCAGCGCCCAACTGACCGCCGACAGTTTGCCCCAATCCAGCGATGTTGGCTAGGCGGTTGTACGCGTTGCCGTACTCGCCCGAGGCGAAGTCCTGCGCGTACCGCTGGCCCGC